CCTCCTCCTGGGCCTCGTCGTCCACGAACAGCTGCGTGAGGGAGTGTGGGCGGTTGCCGCTGCGCTCGGGCGCGCGAGGAGGAGACGAATCCTCGGGTTCGTCGTCCTGGTCCTCGTAGTCGTCCTCGTACCCCGGGGCGGGGTTCAAGTCCTGGTCTTGGTCATATTCTTCGTTGGTGTAGAGGGGAGAACCACTCATCGCGCGGGGAAAATTTGGCGCGGTAGGAGGAAAAAATAAAAAAAATAAAAAAATCCAAAGACACTGCTCGTTAGCCATCTGCCGGACGCTAGGCCCTTAGCCAGGCACGTAACACAAGACAGGGCCGCAGACCGGTTAAGCCCAGATCACTCCGGGGCGTTCTGGATGCCTCATCACAAATGTATTTGGACGATGTATGACAGTTTAATGAGCACTTTTGAGAGCAACGCACACTTGTTATTCGTGGAAGTACAAGCGCGTGTTCACGAGCAGTTGAATGGGGTTGGCATCAGCTGCTCCGCTGTGGAAGTAGAGGCAGAGTGCGCCCTTGTCCATGTCGTCGAACGCGCCGTTCGTGTTGGCCTGGTTCCACACAGTCTCCAGCTCGTTGAGCGGAACGACATCGTTGAAATGGTGCAGTTCCTGGCCGGTCGCGGGAGCGTCGCGATCGCCGCCCATGGTGAAGAACCACTGACGAATGATCTTGAAGTCAGTGTTGTCGTTGATCACGCGCAGAGCCTGGGCATTCTGCGCAGTCCAGATCACGTTCTGCGGAGGCATGGTCGTCACGGTGCGGTCCATGCTGGGCAAATACACCAACGCGATGCGGGCCAGAGTCGTGGCCTGCACGGTGGCGCTGGTGAAGATCGTGCCGCTGAGATGAATGGACTTCATGTTGATGCGCCGACCAAGGCGGGTGATGCTGCTCGTTCCTTGAGGAACCTGGTTGAGCACGATAGCTGAAGCAGCTGCAGTGAGGTAGCCACTGGCAGACACAGCGACGGGAGCATTGCTGGTCGCATTGTAGAGAACACCAACGGTGGCGGGATCGAACGTGCGGTTCTCATTGCCAGCGCCGCGCAGAATCATCGCAGCCCTAACGGGCATGGTGCGACGAGTCATGGCCAAAGCAGCACGCTTGACCTTGAGACGGTCCGCAGCGGAAGCGGAAGGCATGCGACGACGACGCAGCTTGGCCGAGCCTGCACGGCGGCTAGCGGATGTAAATCCTCGCATCGACATTTCACCTGAAATGTTGGGATGAATTAATGTGTATTAATTCGAGCGAAATATGACAGACCCTATAGATGTGGTAGATAAATCTGGTTTTGAAACACCAACGCCCGAGGAGGATCTCCCATAGCAGCCATAGGTTGGGCCTCAGGGGGCCCAGGGTGACGGCCTCCACGAAAGGCCTCAGGATGAACCACGGTAAGATGCTCAAGTGTTGTTATGCGCCGCTCGAGTTCAGTCCAATCGCGACCGAGTTTGTCCAAGTGTTTCTTGTAGAGAAGAGCGGGATGATCCACGGAAGTGAAGATGATAGTATGAGCCACGAACTTCTTCGATCCACCATCGGTTGGAACCTCAAGAGGATAGGGCTGAAGAAGACGCATGAGCATGGTCCATGTCATGCCGCCAGCGTGATAATCATCGAATATCACACAGGATTCGTAGTTGTAGTTGTCGAAGCGGATGCCGTTGGCCTTGGCCTGCGGAGCCCAATAGGTCGGCTGATCGCCAGCGTGCACGAGAGCAGACGAGGTTTTGCCAGTCCCTGATGGGCCCCAGATCCAAACAACGACCATGCCGTCATGGGTCTCGCGGGTGCGGTGTTGAATCCGGAGATCGCGGTACTTGCTGAAGCCGCGCTCGTACTTGATGAACTCGGAAAAGTGATCCTTCGCGATGTCGGCCATCGCTTTGTTGGCATCGAGCTCTTGTTGAACGACAAGAAGGTCTGTGCGACCTCCGCGCTTGCCAGCGCGTGGCTTCAATTCGCCCCAGGTGTGGGGTCCCGCAAACGGGTGGCCGACGAGCCGGGCCGGTGAACCGTCCTTGTTAAGCTCCTTGGTGCAATACGCTTGGTTCTCGAGGTGCGTGCCGTTGGCAGCCTCGACATGAGCACGGGGAATGAGTTTGCGGATGCGTTCACCGAAGGCACGAGTGGTGAACTGAACATAGCCCTGGAAGTGCGGCGTGCCGTTCTTCCCGGTCTCTAGCTGATACACGATGTACTGCAGGTTGCGCCAGCCGTTAATGTTGAGAAGTTCGGTTGGGTTGTTGAGAGTGAAGCACCAGTGGTCGCTCTGCGGACCGCGCTTGGCAGCGCCTAGTTGCTCCACGTGGGCGCCGTCGTCCTGGGCCTCGGGCGCGGGGGGAGCGCGCTGGCGCTTGCTCTTTTTCGCCTTTTTTTTCGCGGGCTGGCGCAGCGCGTTGAAGGCGTTCAGCCGCTGGGGCGGCTGGGGTTGGTGTTGATGGAGAGGGGCCTCCTCTCGGGGAGGGGCCGGGTCCTCCTCCATCGGGCAAAAAAGTTAGTCAACTTTTGTTGCGAGGTGCCGGGTAATACTGGTTCCCGGCACCTCGCAACAACCTTCGCTTCGCTCGGTTGTTGGTGGCAAAGTGGGTTTGAGGACACGGGGGTCAAGGTGGTACTTATTTCTCGAAGTTCCATCGAGCCACTTTTGTGCAAGGAGTAGCGAGACTTTGTTTTTTCTCACTCAAAAAGCTCATGAGGCGCGAAGCGCGCCTCAAGTTCCGCGGTCTCGACAGCCACATTGTGAACCTGCTGCTCGACGTAGCGGAACCACTGCTCAGCGCGGGCGCGCCAAGCAGGGTGGAAAGCTTCGTTGTTGATGGCACGGGCAACACCGCGTGCGTAGCCGGGGTTACGCACGGCGCGTTGCTGATCGAAGGGCCAGATGGGGCTGTGGCCATAGCCAGGTCCACCGGGTGGGAGCAAGAGACGGTCCAGTGACCGGACTTGGTGGTCGGCAAAGAGCTCGCGCGACGCGGCGTCGCGGGCGAGCCAGCGGCGAGAGGCCTCCGCGTGTTGTTGAGGGTCACTACTGAAGGCAACCCAAGCGAGGGGAGGTGGAACCTGTGGTCGCGAGCGAAGTGCGCGTTCCAGTGCACTGGACTGCTGGTAGTCCTGGAGGTAGTCGTCCCACCCCTCGTACATAGCGGAAAAGTTTGGTGCGGTTTCACTCATGACTTCTCGTCGTCTTGCGGGGACGGTAAGGCCCGCGGGGGGCCTTGGGGATGGTGGCAGACACCGCGTTGGCGTAGCTGCGACAGATGGCGATCACGTTGGCCTTCCCGAGGTGAGGGAAGGAGAGGAAGTACGCGTGGAGGTCTGGCTCCAGCTCATCCTCGTGTGCCTCCTCCTGGGCCTCGTCGTCCACGAACAGCTGCGTGAGGGAGTGTGGGCGCTTGCCGCTGCGCTCGAGCGCGCGAGGAGGAGACGAATCCTCGGGTTCGTCGTCCTGGTCCTCGTAGTCGTCCTCGTACCCCGGGGCGGGGTTCAAGTCCTGGTCTTGGTCATATTCTTCGTTGGTGTAGAGAGGAGAACCACTCATCGCGCGGGGAAATTTTGGCGCGGTAGGAGAAAAAAATAAAAAAAAAAAGAAAACACTGCTCGTTGGCCATCTGCGGGAGGCTTGATGTCCCCCATGCGCCAGGCACGTAACACAGGACAGGGCCACAGACCGGTTAAGCCCAGATCACTCCGGGGCGTTCTGGATGCCCGATCGCAATGTTTTCTGACGATATATGAAGGTTTAACGAGTGCTTTTAAGTTTGGGGTACACTTGTTATTCGTCAAAGTACAGACGACAATGGAGGTTGGCCGTGATGGGGTTGGCGTTGATAGCCAGACTTTGGAAGTACAGGCACAAACCACCCTTGTCCATGTCGTCGAACGAACCGTTGGTGTTGGCGGAGGACCACACCGTCTCGAGGCCGCCCAAGTTGACCATCTCGTTGATCCAGAAGACTTCCTGGCCAGTGCTGGCCGAGTCGCGATCACCACCAATGATGCAGTCCCACTGACGGATGATCTTGAAGTCCGAGTTGTCCGTGATCTGGCGCAGCGCGTAGGGGCTCTGCGCGGTCCAGATCACGTTGTGCGGAGGCATGGTCGTGACGCTGCGATCCATGGAAGGCAGATACACGAGGCTCACGCGAACAGGTTGGGTAACCTGAACGACGTTGGACGCGGCGACGGCGCCACGAACGAGGAGGTTCTTCATGAGAATCCGACGCCCGAGGCGGGTGATGCTGCTCGTTCCTTGGGGAACCTGGTTGAGCACAATGGCGCTAGCAGCGGCGGTGACGTAGCCGGTCGCAGACACAGCGACAGCAGCATCGCTAGTGCAATTGTAGGTCACACCGTTGGACGCGGGGTCGAACGTGTGGTTTTCGGTGGAGCCACGAAGAATCATCGCCGCACGCACTGGCATGGTGCGACGACTCATGGCCTGAGCGGCCCGCTTCACTCGCAGACGATCCTGCGCGGACGCACCGGGAGCGCGCACCCGACGAAGCTTGGCAGAACCCGCGCGCTTGCTAGCGCGCAGAAATCCCTTGCGAGATGACATTTCACCTGAAATGTTCACGTGAATTAGTTGTTCCAATAATTCACTTGAATATGACAGACCCTTTGTTTATGGATGAGGAAGATAAATTTGATTGTTGAACACCAACGCCGGGGGAGGGTTTCCGAGGGCGAGCATCGGTTGGGCCTCGGGGGGCCCGGGGTGGCGGCCTCCGCGGAAGGCCTCGGGATGAACCACAGTGAGGTGCTCAAGCGTAGTGATACGACGCTCGAGTTCTGTCCAATCACGACCGAGTTTGTCCAAGTGCTTCTTGTAGAGAAGAGCGGGATGATCCACAGATGTGAAGATGATGGTGTGGGCCACGAACTTCTTTGATCCACCATCGGTTGGGACCTCAAGTGGATAAGGCTGCAGAAGACGCATGAGCATTGTCCATGTCATGCCGCCAGCGTGATAATCGTCGAATATCACACAGGATTCGTAGTTGTAGTTGTCGAAGCGGATGCCGTTGGCCTTGGCCTGCGGAGCCCAGTAGGTCGGCTGATCGCCAGCGTGCACGAGAGCAGACGAGGTTTTGCCAGTCCCTGATGGGCCCCAGATCCAAACAACGACCATGCCATCATGGGTCTCGCGGGTGCGGTGTTGAATCCGAAGATCGCGGTACTTGCTGAAGCCGCGCTCGTACTTGATGAACTCGGAAAAGTGATCCTTCGCGATGTCGGCCATCGCTTTGTTGGCATCGAGCTCTTGTTGAACGACAAGAAGGTCTGTG